ATTTTTCACTCCTCTTTTTTTAAACGACTGTGATATTTCCAACTAGAGATTGGACAACCCAAATGGTATTAGCGGTCAAACACACCAATTCAATTGAATCACCTTGTGCTGAAGATGTTAAACTACCGCCCGCTCCAAGAGTTGTAGTAGCACTTCCTATTTGAACTTGTTGGCCTGCTGCTTGAGTAATTTGCCAAGAGGTTGCTCCTTTCAAAGACACTCTAACAACGTCACCTAGAACAGAAGTAGCAGGAAGACCTAAAGTTAATGCACCACCAGGAGAAACAGCAAAATAACCGTTATTGACCGACATATTAGCTACGTTTGCTGAAGTTGTATTCCAAGTAAAAGTGGTCACACCTGTTACTGAAATAGTAGGGTCACCAGCAGTACCATCTCCGTTTGTGATATTGATATTTGCACCAGCTGTAAGAGTTCTTCCATTCCAAACCCCGCTAGAATTTAATGATTGAAAGCCGGTTTGGTTAGCATCTACTGCATTATTAAAAGCCATAATTTTTCCTCTAATTTTCTAAACAACTGGATAAGTATTTGATGTTAAACCAGGATCAATGCTTGTTGCCGTTCCAGTTAAAGCAACATTGGCATGATTAAAGGTTCCTGTACCTGTTACAAAAAATCCTGAGCCGTTAGAGCTATTGGCTATACAGTTTACTGCCTGTAAAGTACACCCTGTGGTTATATTCCAATTAGCAGCAGAATTTGTCAAATCACAAAAAATAAATCGAGAACTTGATGCACCTGAGGCGCTTATAATTCCTGTAGTAAAAGTACAATCGTTAAAAATAGGCGTACCAGATCCTACTAGATTTATATTCCCCGAAAATAAACATCCTTGCAGAGTGGAACCTACATTGGTATTTTGCAATGCAACGCCTGATCCATTTTGTATGTAACAAAATTTAGCATCTAATCCTGTGGATGATACTGTAACCGCAGCGCCAGAGCTTGAAAGAACCTGCGTGCCATAAAGAGCCAATTGTCCTCCTCCGGTAGCAGAAACAGTGCCTAAAATTTGAAAATTTGAAAAACTAAAAAAAGAACTTCCTGTACTAGTTACATTGCCATTTAACGCAACAAGTCCTGTAAAAATTGCCTCATCTGATGCGGCAACCAGATTTATAAATGTACCTGAAGGGATAGTTAGATTTTCTGTATATGAACCAGGATGAATATGAATATTGCCAGATTTAGAAACACTTGCATTTATCGCATTTATAGCTGACTGGATGGTTGCATAATTCCCCTGAGTAGCTGAAGCAGCAACTATGTATTCACTCAAACCCCAATTATTTGTAGAATTCATTCTTGACATAGATGCTTTTATCCCATTTTGTTAATTAAATAATACCTTTAGCCCATGATTGTGTTGAATTTTCTTTTATCATACGATAATCCAATTACCTTGAGTACCTGGAACCGAATACCAAGTATTATTTCCGCTTCTAAAGATGAGCCTTAAACTGTCGCCTACAGCTGTGTTTGTCACTGTACCCATCACACCACTTAATGAACTGCCTATTGCTATAGCTTGGCCTGCATTAGCTTGCACCACTGCCGGATTAACGAGACACACGAATTCACAAACATCGCCTTGAGTGGGGGTAGGTGGTAATGTCAAAGTTACCCCAGGCCCAGTTATAAACGATCCACTGTTTGATGATACTGTGATACTTAAAGGCTGATCATTCCACCGTACATCTCTTCCTATTGAATGTACTTGTCCATCTGAATCCACAGTGAAATCCAGAGGATCAAAATAAGCATGTCCTCTAGCCTGTAAAGTTGTGCCTGAAACTGGTAGAACAGGAAATGTTACAGCATTAACTGTTCCAGAGATCGCATCGGTTTCAAAAAGATGGTCGTAATTAAGAGTGCCTGTACCGACTATTTGAGGAGATGTTCCATTGACAAAACACCCAATAGAAGAAACTGAGGAACCTAAGGCTATGTTGATACAAGAAAAAGGAGCATTATTGCGTATTGTACAATAGAGCAATGTAACATTATTTGAAGAGCTTTGGTCGATAACAAAATTTCCATTACCACCAAGGCTAGAATAATCACACTCAACACTTCCTGTTCCAGAACAGGTGATTCCAGAATCAGAAATAGAATATCCCAATCGGAAGTTTCCGCTAGAAATTGTGGAATTTGTAGCAGTTTTTCCAAGGCTTTGCAGGAAACAGTTTGTCATATTGAAGTCAAGGGTTCCTGTAAGATCCACAAATCCAAATGCGCCTTCTTGCTGTACTATAGTGTTATAGATGAAGACATTTCCATTGGTAGAAGTGCAAGACATCGTAGGAGCAGAATCAGCATAAAAAGAACAGTTTGCAATCTGGAGTATGGTAGGGATTGGTCCCACTGGAGTTGACATTAGAAAGGCAGAACCCCCATTTCCTAAGAAACTGATACCTTGAATATTGGCAAGACCCGAGTAGTTTACAGTCAAAAGGCCCATCACTCGAACAGGAGCCACAAGACTAGGATCAAAGATAGGAGCATTAAAAGATACATCGCAAAAGCCCACTAGATCAATCCCTGGCGCCATAGTTACGTCTTCAATATACAATCCAGGATTGAGTACCACCTGAGCAGGATTAGAGTTGTCATGGCCGTCAGCTACCGCTTGGTTGATTGCCGTCTGTACACTCGTATAAGACCCTTTTGATGCCAATGGATCTACTATATAAGAAGAAATTCCAAAAAGATTATCTGCATTTGCTCTTGTCATATTTTCCCTATGCTAATCCATACCATATATTATGAGTCTATATAAGTTCTCTAAATTAACCCTATGCATAAAATCCTTTATTTTATAGCGTTAATATTTGATAAGTTACACTTATTACTACAGTGTTATCATTTGCAGCATTTCCAGTTATATCTGAAATTCCAAGGTTTGTAATAACTACATTTTGATTTTCAAAGTTGGCTGCGTCCGTAGTCGTACCGGCTATTCCACCACAATTAGTTACTTGATAAGTAGTAGCAGATTGATCTATCCACCCTGAACCATTGAAATTTAAAACTACAGAAGCTCCAGAAGCATTAGCAAGATTTAAACCAATATTTTGCGGATTAGTAAAGGGACTTGTTCCTCCATATACTAATTTTGCTACTGCTGTTATTCCGGTGATACACTTTCCTGCACCAGGTGCTGGAATGATTTGTATGGGAGCAGCAATCAGATTTTTAACTTGTTGTGATGTCAAAGTTACGCTTGTAGTCAAAACAGGATTTACAGGTGGTATGACTTCTACAAATCCATCAGTTACAGTAAAGGAAGAAGAATCAAAAGAAGCTGTTCCTGTTACAGCTGTCAAAGGAGTACCAGCAGTAGCTAACGGTCTTATGATTTGTGGCTGCTCGAAAATATTCGGTCCAATTTTTTTAGCAGATCCACTAAGTACTTCTGAAGCATAAGAATAATGACTCGTTCCTGGAGCCGTACCTACTATATAATTACCACTTCCAGTATCAGTTCCTAAGACATTATGATAAGACGTTAAGTTACCACCATCAACAGTAAAATTATAAATTTCTTGCCCTGAATGTAAATCACTAAATTCTACTCTAGCTTGTGCAGAAGAATTGTTAAAAATAACAGCATTTGTTTGAGCGCTAACAGTTGCATTGGTAGTACTTGTAAAACTGGAATTTGTTCCATTAAGCACTGCACCTGCTCCTGTTGCAGAATAAATTGAGGAATCATCAAGCTGAATACCACAAAAATTTCCGACAGTTGCAAATGTGTTGTTAGAATTTCCATTACTACTTAATAATAATGCAGTAACTCCTCCAGTACTTGTTGAATCTAAAACAAATGCGCCCCCAGTTGGACTATTTATATTACAATTTTTGACTGCACAAAAGAATCCATTTGGACCATTACACGTTAGCGTAAAAGTGTTACCAACTCCATTACCGAGGTTAACGTTTTGGATCACAAATCCCGACATACCTGAAGTACTATCACCTGTAAAAGAGTGGTTACCGAAAATATTTACTAATGGAGTACCTCTACCATCATCATCAACTCCTAGTATGTCTACGCCAATTGCTAAGGTTAATGATTCGTTATAGGTACCAGGTTTGATAACAACTAGGCCACCGCCAGCTAAAGCGCATGCATTAATTGCATCCTGGATAATGGTAAATGATCCTTGACTAGCATTGTTGGATACTATGTAATCAGTAATGCCAAAAAGATTGTCTGCATTTGCTCTTGTCATATTTTCCCTATGCTAATGCCCAATTTCCCTGTACTAATGCATACCAAGTATTATTAGTTGATCTGAACGTTAACCATAAACCATCGCCAATACTTGTGCTTGTAGCTGTACCAGCTATTCCGCTTGCAACATTTCCAATTCTGATCACTTGTCCAGCATTAGCTTGAACTATCAATGTGGAACCGTCAGTGTTAAAAAACCTGTCTTCTTGTCCCTCTGTAGGAGCAGGAGGTAAAGTTAAGGTAATGGGATTTAAAGTAAATGATCCAGTATTAACGCCTACAGTGGTAGAAGCCGGTTGATCAGACCAAGTAATAGAGGATGGAGCAGATGTTATTTGCACAAATCCATCAGTAACATTGAATTGAGTTGAATCAAAACCACATGTTCCTCGCACTGCACTTCCTGAATTTCCAGATGTAGCAAAAGGTCTCCAAACAAAAGGAGTTTGTGTTACTGCAGGATCTATTTGGAATGCTGTTCCATGGAACAATACATCTCCTGCATAGGAATAACTTCCTGTGCCAGCAATGTAAAAACCAGAAACATTATTACTATTATAAGTACAATTGGAGGCAGAAACGGTTCCTGCGGCAGCAAAAACAATAGATGCATTGCTATTTCCATCGATTTCACAATATTCTATTGAAGCATTAGCTGATACATTTGAAATCAAAATACCAGCCGTTTCCCCTGCTACTTGACTGTAAAGTAATTGTGTTGCCGAACCAGTTCCAGAAAGATCAATACCAGCTGCACTATTGGAGTTAAAATTACTATTATCTAATCCTTGTAATGCACAATTATCTTGTACTTCTACGCATGTTAGATTTGCTTGAAAATTGCTTGAAAAAGAAGCGCAAAAAATTCCCCCAGCTGTAGCATTTGCAACTATACATCTTCCTGTAGAAGAATTTACTAGAACATATTTCCATGCAAATATAGATCCCGAAGCAGCATTGTTAGTTAAGGTAAAATTGTCTCCTGCAGCCGCTGTAAATGCAATTGATTCGAAAATTATTTGGCTTCCACTACCGTTGAAAGTGTGATTTCCTTCTATTATAACAGTAGGTCCTGGAGGTCTACCATCAGCTTGTACACCTATTAAATTAATCGTTGCTGAAGGAAAAACTAAATTTTCAGTGTAAGTTCCAGGTTTAATGAATATTTCTTTGCCACCTGCTAAAACTGCTGCATCGATTGCAGATTGAACAGTAGTGAAAGATCCATGGGCAGGTGATGGGTCAACTATAAAAGAACTTAAGCCAAATAAATTGTCTGCATTTGCTCTTGTCATTAGACTAATCCTTTGTAATTTTTAAACTACAGTCCAATTTCCTTCTACACCTGGCACTGCTATCCATGTATTGTTGGATGCCCTAAAAACAAGAGTAATTGAATCGCCTCTTGCTGTTGTTGTAGCAGAACCTGCTACAGCAGAAATAACAGATCCAATTCTGATTTGTTGTGCTGCGTTTGCTTGGACTACAACGCCACCGCCAAATTCATCTACAATTTGAATAGTGTCTCCTTGTGCAGCTCCAGCTGGTAAAGTTGCTGTTACAGCTGCAGTGACAAAATATCCATTCGATGCTACTGCAGCAAATGGTGCTGCTTCATCTGTCCATGTACTAGTAACTCCAGTATTGGAAATAGTAATGGATCCAGCTCCATTGGCAATGGAAATTCCTGGACCTGCTGTAAGGGTATTTACTCGGATATTAGGAAATGCGGTCGATCCAATCATTAGCTGTCCATCAGCTGTTACTTGACCTCCTACCGATCCTGTACCATCGAATCTAACGTTTGTAGCGTTCATTACGCCACCAGATCTAAAACCTACGGGTGATGCTGTGCTCATTTTTTCTCCTTATGATACAAATATAAATCTAACAATTGCCGACCAATTAATAGTTTTACCAGCTGTTCCTGTAACTTCAATAACAGCATTATTTCCTGAAACTGCTATTTGACAATTGCCAGCAGAAAGAGCACCTTCTTCAAAATCATCAAGTGCTTGGTTAGGTAATAGAACAGCAGCTCCTCCAGTAGTTCTCACTGCTCCTACAAGAGTGTATCCTGCTCCTAAAGGTCCGCCTACTGTAGCAAAACCTGCTACAGTGATATCTAAAGTATATGTTCCAGGAGTACCTCCCAATGGGATAGTCACTACTGGTGAAGTAACAGCACCAACTGTGGTGACTGTTCCAGTAAGTGTATTTGCAGCGGCAAGTTGATTCGATCCATTGACTGTGATTGTAGTGTTATCTACTTGTACTGCTGAGCTTAATAATCCAGCTCCTCCATTCGAAAATACAATCGCTCCTGTAGGAGTTCCTTGAACATTGATGTTCCCAGCAACAGGTGAAACTGCGCCGCCTACATTACCTGTTAAAGTGGAAAGAGCTCCGGATGAAATTCCCAAAACAGTCCAGGTAGCGGTAAGATTTCCGGATACAGTTGAAAAAGAAGTAAGTTCCCAAACTGTGTTACCTACTGTATTGACCCAAACTTGACCTAATTTAAATGGCCCTGAAGGACCAGTGATATTACTTGGGGTTGGATCAACATTAGAAATAAAAGGGACTGTAGACGAAGATGTTCCAAATGTTTGCGCATAATTGTTCGAAGATGTGGGAATAGACATGGGAGTTACTCCAAAATTATTAGGGTTTAAGCGTAGGTTATCAAGTACATATTTTTGTAGATACATATTTCAAAAAATTTTTCGGGCTGACATTAAATAAGAGAAATCGGTTATCATTTATCCATAAAAATGAAGGATGAATATGGAAAATGATCAAAAATCTCCTGATATGAAATTTTCATGTTTATTAAAAAAAGTCCCCAAAGAAGACCAAGAAGAAATAATGAACTTGAGTTTTAAAATAATTGATTGTTTGGGTGAATGTAATTTGCAAAAAGGTTGGGCTGCCTTATTGCTCGTTGAAGAATGTTTCAAGGATCAGATCGAAGAATTAGTAATGAACAATGATGCATTATTTAAACCTAAAAAAATAGAAAAATAAATAAAAGGAAAAATGGTTTCTAAAATACTATTGGTAACTGTGTTTTTTTCTTTGATTATTTTTTTGCCGATGTGGATAAAAAGTGGACTTAAGTAAATCTAAATAAAAGAGTGAAAAATGTTAGAAGTTTTAGTTTTATTGTTCCTATTTGCGTACACAACAAATTAATTATGTTAATCTTCTTCAGGATCTATTTGGTCCATTTCGGACTTTTTCTTTATTGCCTGTAGAATTTTTAGCATATTTTCTTTAGAACCTTTTTTTAGAGAATGCAAGGTTTTTTCTTTTAGCCCAACCCATTTTGGATCTGTAAGAAGTTTTCCACTTATTTTACCTATGGCTTTTTTTCCAAAATATAACCCCAATGCTTTTGTGGCTGCATCTTGCAAATCTTTACCTGTTAATGCAGATAATAAAGCATAACCAACAGGCCCACCTTTAGATGCATAGGTCCATAATTTATTTGGTGAAACCTCTTTAGCCAAATTCTTGTAACCTGTGTAGAGTTTATTCATGTCTGTAAATTCTTTTCCTAATTTAGGAGACATGCCATAAATTCCTTTCATAACAGATTCTTTCGCTTTGTTAATAAGATTACCTTTACCAGCCGATTTTAAAGAACGCCAATTAACAGTTTTATTCATATGTCGATAAAGATCCATTAATCCTTCAACTGTATATTGACCTGATTTTAAATTGTTAGCAGCTTCGCTTAAAAACTTAACAACATCTTTTGATTCGCTGGCCAACGCCGGAGATTTTTTAATATCTGAAATCAAATCTGTAAAATCACGAGTCACCGATCTTTTTACTATATTATTGAGAGGTATTTGTGAACCAAAATCATTAAGTTTTTGATAAAATGGAGATGCTAAATCTTCTGCAAATTTTATACCCTTTTTAGCTGTTTCTCCCAATTTTGCTAAATTTTTTAAAACAGAACCAGTTACTTTTCCATGTTTAAAAGGAGCTAAAGCTTTTTCATCAATTCCTAGGTTTTTGCCTATTTCATATAGTTCTCTATATTTACCTTTTAAAGCTTTTACTGCTGCTTTACCTCCAGCTTTTCCAATCCCTTTACCAATTAATTTTATAGGGGCTGATGCTAAACCAGAAGGAGTCCCAAAACCCATAACAAAAGATAAGCCTTCATCCCAAGCTTTTTCCTGTTCATTTTTTGGTGCTAATGAAGGAATTAATTCAAATGACTTTTCTCTCAATTTTTCAGAAGTTAAAGGAGTTTCTAATCCAAATATAGAGGCTATATCCCCAGGCAAACCGGCCATTGCTGTACCGGTAGTTATAATATCTGCACCGATATTTCTTAGATTTTCTGGAGGCTTTGATTTTAAAAATTTGCCAAAAGATTCTCTAAGTTGTTCTGCTTGGGGTTTATCTAAAAATGATAAAGGATCCATAGATTTATCTGATCGCGCACTAGGATGACTTATTTGTTCATCTAAAAAAGCTAAAGGATCAGTAGCCATTAAAATTCAAACTCCTTTTCAAGAATTTCTCTTACTCTTTTTTTATCTTTATAAGTTTTATAAAGCTGTTCTGCTTTTTTTCTGTGTTCCGAAATCTCTGAATTAAATTTAGGCTTTGATATTTTTTGTGATTTTTTTTCTATTCCTTCACCAATGGATGGCATTTCACCTGATATTATAAGTTTCCTCAATCCTTGTATTTTTCCTTGAATTTTCGACTCGGTATCTCCGGCTTGAGGAACCCATTCATTCATTATTCTTTGAAATTCTGATTGGGTCATTCCTCTAGGAAAAAGCTGTTTAAACATTGGTAAAATTGAAGCCTGTAAAGATTCAAATAGTCCTCTGTTTTTTCGGGCTTCATCAGAAGGATTCCATGCACCTAGTTTCCCAATTCCTGGTTGTTTAATCAGTGATTCCATTTCATCCAGAGCTGAAAGTGCAGTATTCAAATTTGATTGAGAATCTTGTTTTTGTGCCAATGCTTTTTCAATAAAAACTTTTTTCAATTCCGGACTTAATCCTTCAACATCAAATCCAAGACGTTTTAAATTTTCATTTTCTTGCATTTGCTGTTGCTTACTAGCAGAAGATTGAGCTAAGGTTTGAGCTAATTTGGGTACCGATTCAATTGAGAATCTAGCCAGTGATTCAGCGGTACTAGGTTGTCTTTCTAAAAATCCACGTAGAGCCATTATTTTCCCCATTTAGTTGGTAAAGATGCCAAAGCTGAAAAATCAATTTTTCCTGGTGCGCCAGTATCTCCTAAAAGAGAGCTACCAAGACTTGATCCTAAAGAGGAACCCAAAGAAGCGCCTAAAGGACCACCAAAATAAGCTCCTATACCGCCTCCTACAAAAGGAGCTGCTCCACCAATAATTTGTTTCCATTTAGATGAAGGTTGTTTTTGCAGAAATGTTTCATATTGATCCACTCCCATAAGATCGCCATATAATCCCAATAGCTGCTGTATTGCACTTTGCTGTAATCCCAATCTTTGAGACTGAAGTCGTTCGGCTAAATCAACAGCAGCTGTGTTAGCTGCATTTTGAAAACCACTTGATCTTCTGGCTCCGGTTCCCATTCCGCTAAATCTAGAAGCTAATTGTCCTTGTAACCCTTCAAACTGTCTTAAGGCGGGAGCTTCTAATTGTTGGAATTTTTGTTCATCACCACCAGCTAAGGAAGACAATTGGCTCAAGGCTCCGGGCAGTCCAGCTTGTGTTGCACCAAATACCTGAGAAAAAAGCTGTTGTTGTTCCGGGCTTAATCTAGGTAATTGAACTTGATTGTATCCTGTACCTTTTAACTTAGAAATTGTTGGTGTTGCCATGAAGACCTCGTTTAATCCGATAGTACCATGTAAGGTATTTCTTGGATTAATGGAAAATAATTGAGTTGAGTTGAATTCAACCGTTCCTGTATAAATGTCACTAATTTATAAAATTATAAACAAAAGATTCGAAATGCAAATGATAATTTGAATAAACAAAAAGGAGAATGAAATGACAAATGCAATAAGCAGTTTTTCAAATACAGCAGTTAATGCATTTAACAGCGTTAAAGATCGATTGGACCCTAGACAAATTCTTGCCAATCTTTCAGCAAAAAAAGTATGCAAAATAGCTTTAGCAACTTTAGCTATGAATGCAGTAAGCAATATACCCGCTGCAGCTGCAGGTCCTATAACTGCTTGGGTCGCCTTTGGTGGGTGTTTGGCGGCTACCATTTGGGTACCATGGTTTATGGTTGAATGCCCAGAAGTTGCTCTTATAGCAGCAGCTCTTCCAACACCTTAAATAAACGGCAAAGCGATGTGTAAATCAATTGTTACTTCATTGATTATCCTAATAATTGCTTTTATGTGTCGCTTTGTTTTTGTTAATATATTTCAATACGAAGATCATTTAGATAAATTGATAATTTTTTGCATTGTTCTTGTGATAGGAACGTTTATCAATTTTTATAAAAAATGATTAAATTTGAGATAACCATTCTAAAACAACATATCCTGAAGTGATGCTCGGGGGTGCCCCTGCTCCTGAAGTGATGACTATGTTAGTAGGATCCACATATACATTTACTTGATTATTTGCTGCATTGACGTCTACATAAGGTAGAGGATACCAATTGGTACCGTTTGTGAAAGTTCCATATATTCTTGTAAATGCGCTGATTTGAGGCAAAACTATTCCATGAGGAATATTCCCAGCAGATGTAAAGGTATAAACCTGTCTCAATGTTTGCTGTTTACCTGATTCTCCGTTGATGAACCAGGTTTCTCCAGTAGCGATAGGATCATTTACTGGAAAAATTCCAATAGTCCTAGCATTGACTGAGTTAGCTATATCGACATAGCTTTTATTAATTTCAACCATTAAAGCTTGAGTATCAGCTGGAAAGTTCCTTTGAACTCGCAGGTAAGGACTTTTCTGAATGGATGAAATCGTCATGCTAACAATGGTCCTCTACCTACATCAATTTGTATAGCATGCAGGCTAATCTCTCCAATGGCATAATCTAAAACTCTCATTTGTTCATCACTCAATGTTATTCCTAACTGAAAAGTATCTCCGATCAAAGATGTATTCACTCTATGCCATATCTGGAACTGAGTGCCAGATTCTGGATTTGGGTTGTTAATCGATTGGGTAAATTGATCCAATCCGATATTGGTAGATTCTGGACATGTATATAGAATAGTGGAATAAATCAAAGAGTTGTTTGTAGATTGAATATTTGGAACAATCGCTGAATTATTCCATGGATGATCTGGATCTTGAGATAAAAATATAAATAAGCTTACTTGTCCATTAATAGTACGATCTAATAAATATTTTTGAGCACCTACTCGAATTTTTCTTCCCTCATTCCAATAAATAGGAAATTGCTTAGTCTGTACAATAGGTTGTATAAGCCTTGTAAAAGTACCTAGACCTAAATAACTTCCTGCTTGGAAAGGTATATCGATAACAAAATTATTATCGTCTATAACTCGAGTGACTTGACCAATCTGATCGTTAAGATATGTTAATCCTAAGGACCCAAGAAAATAAAGGTAATCTCCTCCTCCTAATGGTCCATTGGTAGCCGATACGCAATGGTTGTAACAAGTAATTTGAGTAAACCCGGAGGAATTTGAAATTGCTTGAATTGATCCTGTTGGAGCCTCTGCTGTTCCTTCATTTTTTAAAACGACAAATCCTTGCGGATTTCCGGCTACTACTGTAGGAAATAGAGAAACCATAATGCTTGAATTCCAAGATTCATTAATGGAATCCCATGGCATCATAGACGCGTTCCATGGATTGCTAGACCATGTAAATCCTTGTAATTTTCGGAATTCTCCCTGTGCAGTAAAGTTCTCATACAATAAGGCCCAAGTCTCTTCTCTATAATTGTATTGAAGAGTTTGAGTAGGGAAAATTACTGGAGAATTTTGCGGTACAAAAGTAAAATGGATCCATTCATGAAAAAAATCCCTAGCTGCGCTTACTCTTGCTGCAGCATTGTTAGATGTTGTAGCGGCAAATTCAAATGCTTTATTTGGGATTTGAAGATCTATACGTTGAGCTGACACTTGAGAAGTAAGGATAAATCCATCTGCACCATATGACAATGCTCCTCTATCCAAAGTAATCGCTGAAAAAGTAGAAGAAGTACCCAATTCTGAGTTAATTATATAAAACAAAAATGGATACAAGTCATTGCTTGTATAAATAAAACGAGTTTGTCTATTTGTAAATCCAATTAATAGAACGTCTTCATTGTTATTTACAGAGGTTATGTTTTGGTTTATACCTGCTGATATCCAGCCACCGAATCCAGTCTGATCTACGTAATATGCTTCTGTTCTACTTGTTTCATTGACCGGTGTTAGAGAAGAATAGTATGGGGTGCCATTCCAAGACCAAAGAACTACATCATTCAATTGAATAGGAGGAATGCCATTTTTTGCTTGCGATGAAGTCTGAATATACGGACTCATAAAAAGGAGTCTGTCTTTAAAAGGAACTACTGCTAAGGCTCCCACCAAATAATAAAGAGCAGAAGTTTCATCATCTATCGATGTGGTGGTGGATGTTAAAGGAGGAGCAAAATTAACCCAACCAGTAGTGTTTCCTGGAACCGGAAGACCAGTTCCTCCAGTTGGATCTCCATCATACCATCTAATACCGTCTCCAGTGCCTGTTGCTTGGCTGGTAAGCAATTGACCTAGAGCGGTATCAGGAATATAACCATTAACAGTTTGAACTGTTGGGAACGTTACAGTATAGGTTCCTGTAGCCATATTATTGATAAGGGAAATAAATCCTGTTTGTCCATTTAAAGTCCAAGTAACGCCTGTACCTTCATTAAAATATAAATAGTCGTTGATCTGTAATGTCTGCAATGGAGCGTTATCTGCTTGGTTAAACAATTGCATGACAATGCTCGTACCAACTTGATTTGCACAAGCATGAACCCAAGAAATTCTCATTCCGGGGTTGTTATTCACAGTCCAAAAAGCTCCTTGATAGTTTGTAGACCAAAATTGTTGATAATTTAGTCCGGACCAAGTTACTGGATTGTTGCTTTTTTTATAGTAATTAATGCCATAAAATGTAGGATTAGCATTAGTTTGTTGTAATATTTGGTATGCATATTTAGTATCAAATGATAGTAAAAGTGGATATTGTGTATTACCTGAAATTAAATCTCTGAGACCCATCACAGGAAGATCTGGATAAAAAGCATATTTTCCTGTGACATTACTTGCTCCACCTCCAGCAATAGTAATATCTCCAGTAGCATAGTTTATAGTACCTGATCCTGCAGGCATACCAACTAAAGTACCATCGGGCATGGCAGGTTCAGTATAAGTATTAGCGCCTACTGTTATGTTGATCGTTCCTGGAACAATGGACGCTGGAACGGCCTGACCTATGGCTGTTAATAAATTTCCAGCTCCTGCAACAAGAGCAAACTGTGGATATTGCCAATTATTTGGAGAAGCAGACAATTGAACTTGAATTTGCAATCTTCCAAGAGTAGTAGTCCCTCTCTTCCTTTTTACTCTTCCTCTCCATGTATATGCATTATACATGTTGGGAAAAGCATCATCATCAATGTTAAAAGGAAGATAAAACTGCTCTTGGCCCTTAGAAATTTTCCCAATAAATATTTTTTGGGTCATTACACGCCTATTGCAATGTAGTTAATAGCTTGTGTTCCAGCTTGTGAATGAGCAGTCGCTCCAGCAACACTAACTGAAGACAATGAAGAACTTTGAGCACCTGCGGCTTGTATTCCGATGGTAATTGAATAAATAGCAGAGAAAGTTACGTCAAAAGTAAAAGCAGTCCCTCCAGGTGTTGCTAAGACCGATCCCCATTGAATGATTAAACCTCCAGGCAAAAATGAATGCCCTTTAGCAGGAGGAGTGGTTGCATTCCCGGTAATGTTTACATTTCCTTTGGTTAATTGGATTGGACCCCTTGTACCATCAGATTGGAGAAAAATCTCAGTAAAAGAGCCTGAAGTTTTTCCATAAGTTCTAACTAATCCGGCAGCACTCCCAGGATCACCAACCACTGGAAATGTAACTTGATCATGAAATCCTGCATTGGCAGCACCATATTCAACATGATCTACTGCTGACCAACCTACAATATTTGCGAAATTAGTCTGTATTTGTCCCTGAGATTGAGAAAGAAGATCGTTCGGTCCTGGAATTGCTCCGTTAACATTATAGGGATAAGACATTATGTTGCTCCAATACGTTCAGGATGCTTTGAAATTCTTTTGCAAGCATGTTCAGGAATTCCGACTACTTCAGCGATTTCTCTAAACAATTTGCCTTGTTTTCTTAAAGATATAACTTTATGGCATTGCTCGCGAGAATATTTTCGAAAGTGAGCGCGCCCTGCATTCCCCCGTCCTTTTTTATTCATATCATCCATGTTATCTTTATGGGTTCCTAAAAAAAGATGGGCAGGATTCACACACATTGGTCTATCACATGTATGACATACATATTTTCCTTCTGGAATATCACCATAATGAATTTCGTAAGACTTTCTGTGCGCTCTTAAATGTTTATTTTCTTTACAGAACAATCCATATCCACTGGTATCTCGTCCCTTTTTCCAATCCCAGCATCCATTTTCTCTTTTTTCTATTGAATTCCAAAACTTACATTCATCGGAACATTCTTTTTGAATACAGGCGAATTTGAATTTATTTCCACAAATTGGACAATATCTAAATTTATTTCTTTTTTCTCGATTAAATTTTGTCCAAATTCTTTTTGCTGCTACAGGATGACTTTTTTGCCAATTTCTTGCATATATATTGTGGCAAGCCTTACATCGGCCCATTTTTGGATAAAAATCTCTTTCTTGCTTCTCAGTCCTGCACTTTTTACAAACCTTCATAACGATTCCTTTTTGATAAAGTATATCATAAAAGAACGTTTATGAAAATATTTAAGCACTATGTAGCGCCACTTCCTACTCCCTGAATATTACTCTGTGGACCTTGTAGTTCGCTAAAAATAGTGCCTGTTCGTTGAGAGGTAAATATCCTTTGGCTTCTTTTCCATACAAGTGTTTCTTGTTCCTTAAAAAGAGGCTCATAAAAGTTAAATTGTTCTACGTCCCCAGTATCGCTAAGTATTTTTCTAGCTGCCCCTCGTGCTATGTATTCACACATATATCCGAATTGGATTGCTTGTTCTGAGCTTAGAAAGGCTGCAGGAGTCAAGTAAGCATCTAGTTCTATGAGATATGGGATCTCAGGAGGAGGACGAATAGTGAGAACATTATTGTATTGTAAAATAGCTCTAGGAATACCGTTTTGATAATAATAACTTTGCACTTGTATATCACTACCAGGCTGAGGTTGAGATGGAAATGTTACATTTATTTCACCAGTTATATAATTGATGGTATTAGAAGTGGTGCTATAAGTTCCTAGAGGAAGATAGTTGAAAGGATAACTACTTACTGGAATAGTTCCATCTGATTGAGTAGCAATCAAAAGACCATACAATTGGCCTCCGGTATTCCCTGAAAGATAAATTCCGCTATCAGAAATAGTAGTAGTACTTCCATTCTCATTTTGATAAGTGATGTATACTCCAGGATAAATACTAGAGTAAGGAATCGAGGGTCTAACTACAGATGTGACTGGATCAGCTATTTGAGGAATGCTACTGGCAAAAATAGGATCGTTGGCAGTATTGGCATAAACAATACCAGTCATATCAACATGCCCAGGAATAGCAGGAAAAAACGGAGCCGTTAAGTTGTAGGTTGTTTGACTCGCGACTGCTGTAGCTACAGGGTTTAAACTTTGCAAGTAATTGGGCCAAATTTTGTAAAAAGCATCTCTTTGAACATACATGGGTATCTGTATGCCGTTTACGTAAGATGTTCCTGTAAATCCTTGGTAAACTGGATAAAATGAAATGTTTTGAGGACCGGGCTCAGTTTGGATTTGATACATAGGCATATTGTAATCACAAATCTGAGGAATCGTTTCAAACTGATATTTAGTTTTGAAGTCGAAAAACTGAGCCCTAGCTTGTATATCAATCATCCAAAAACGATTGATATAATCTATAATTAATGCATCAGACAAAGCATCATTAGATGGAGTTTTTACTATCCTTCTAACATATGTAATTATATCTTTTAATAACTGCATTAGAATCCAAATCCTACAGGTCTACAATCTATGCGTCGAACAACATGATCGGCAACCAATTTTGAATTTACATAATTCATTTTTTCCGAATTGTCTTCCATTTTCAATCTGTGATAATGGCATTTCGACAATTGCTCTGCTAACATTCTAGGGATCATCACGGGCTTATTGACTGGAACTTTCCAAAAATGAGCTGGATCACAAGCCCATTTAGCTGTCCAAACTTCCACCTCTTCGCCGATAATCTCATTATTTTCTACTATACAACGAACGTATTCCCAATCTCTATCTCTATCTTCTCTATATTTTTCGTCCCAGTAAACTCTTGAATCGCATCGGTCTGATTTGAAATTGGGTCTTTGAATAGAACGAATTGGTTTTATATAGATTGCATCTGCATTTCTAGCTTCTCTTGTAGACATTTTGGTCTGAGGTTCTGATTCTTCAATGTCAGTCAATCCAGTAAATGGATTAAATTCTCTAGCTTGCTCTTGAAAAGAGTCAATTTTTTCCTGAGCTTTATCTAGCTCTTTTTGTCCATCGCTGTTAACTCTCGGCTTATTCATATGTTAAATTTCCTATGTTGGATTCTGAGGAGAAATGTTAAGGAATGAACCTTGTATAGTTGTACCTACGTTATTTCTTCCTGTTGTGTTAATCGGTCCAGAATTTGTGTCACCAATAGCTGATATTTGAGGAGGTGTTCTGCCAAATAAAGGAACAGATATAAAAGGGTCATAACCTATTGACGTATTTATGTTAACAATTACTTGATTAGTACCAGGAATGCCGATCACAATTCCTTGCTGACCATTTAATTGTTGTGCCCCATTTGCAAAAGGTATATTAAATCTTACTTCTTGTCCTATTACGTAATTATTATTTACTCCAAAAGCTGGAGCAGTTGTAACCGTAGTTGATGTTCCATAAGAAATAGCTGTTATTTGAAAATTAGATGGCTGAAACCATTGAGGTTCAATGGGAGGATTATTTTCTGGTGCTATTGGTCCTGGGAATATGGATGAACTCATGTAATACCAAATTAAAACTTCAGTATGCATTATTCAATAATTATTTAAACAGAGGAGCCTAGTTTCCTAGGCTCCATGAAGTAAGTTTCTTTACACTTACCAAGACATAAGCATTAGTGCTTATATCTTTTAGAAGTTTCCATCATGTAGGAAAGCTCTCCAGAAAATAACATCTCCTGGTGAACCTACAAGAATTGCAGCTGAATTAGTACCAGCACCAGCGCCGATAATGAATCCTTGGCTTGTGTTATTCACAAAAGCACCTTGGATTGCAGGACCGTTGATAGTAGGTACTCCTCCAGAAAAAGTTGGGAAAGTTGGTGATGGATAGAGAGCGCCACCAGAATATGGGAAGCCTCCACTATTTACATCTCCAACAGCCACAACTTGAGGGAAACTTTGACCAGCTACAGGAGCTGCCGGTTGGTTAGTATTAAGTGCCGTTACGCCAGCAGATAAAGCAGTACATGTGAACTGAGTATTGCTTTGGATAGACGATACATAATAATAAACCGGAGAACCTGGAGTTGTGTTATTTGGCAACTCATTGAGTTGAGTGCTTCCCCACACTGCAGGAATTTGGAAACCAATTTCTTGGCCCAAAACATAATTATGGAACGTTGTTGTTGTAACTTTTACGTTAGCACCGCTAAGGTCCAATGCACTGATTACGTTTTGTCCTGGCAAATACAAATAAGGACACAAAACTTTTCTAACAAACAGAGCACCTGGATCTGCATAGTTAGCTTGGTTTGTATTCCAATTGATTGTAAATGCTGTAGGACTTGTTACTGTAACTGTGAATTGCACGCCTAAAATTTGAGGCCATCCACCTGCTCCTTCAAGGATTACTACATCACCTGTAGCAAGACCATGAGGCGCAGCAGTAGTTACTGTACCTGTAGCTTTAGTTGTTGAAGCAACAGCCAATTGAGGACCATATTGCAAAGATAAACCACATTGAAATGGGGTGATACCTTGTGATGCAACAAAGTCGGCAATCAATACGCTTCCGGCATTATAAGCAAGCATAGTTGCAACGCCAGAACCCATATTTGAATCCCAATAAGCAGAAAAATCAACACTTGCTGCAGGACCTGCAGCAGCTACAGTTTTGTTTTGCAATTCAACATAGTCTGGAACAAAAGGAATATTAATTGCCTTTGCATTTCCTGTTGAAGTGAAAAAACCTTTTACCATTCTAGAATATTCAGTCATGATATACCTCCATTACAACGTACAAAGTAGGTTTCTGATGGCGGTATCTTGAGTGATCGCTTGCGCTTGAGCGAATTTAACCGCTAAAGTCGCATTTTGTGCGAGCATTCCAGAATAATATGGATCACGATAAATCAGATTCATGCTATAGCCGTCCTGATTGATGTGAGTGACCGCTTGTTTACCTACAACAGTATTGTAGTAAACATCTCGAGCATTTTTAGATGCTCCACGTGCAACTGGCGCTTCAGAGCTGACTAAGATTCTGATGTTAAATACAGAACCATACTCAGATGGAAGAGCGTCTTTTGGCTGTGGATAGTTCCATTGAGCCAAGAAACCGCTACCTGTTAGAGCATCGAAATCAGGTTGCAGTTCAGTAGAGGACAGCATGAAATATGCTGAACGGACTGGACCTGTACCAAATTTCAGATCTCCTTCGATACCGCTCATAAATTTATAAGCATTATTTGTATCGAGAGTAGCCGCAACAACTGAGAAGTCAGAGACTCCTAAGTTGGTTGGGTTGTCGCCGTTTGCTCCACCAGCTGCATAGATCTGCGATGCCGCAGATACGATGTAGTCACGGAGGATAAGCATTCTGTTACTTTTGTGACCTTATTTAAGCTAAGTTGAATAGCCATGTAGGTTATTCAATTCTACTTCAATTAGGCGGGTCAGCCTCTTCGGACCAACCTCACGACTTTTCTTTCCATATGTCGTGCTCAGACTTTCGCATCCCTTTCGGGCCATCTCATTAAGTCGTTCAGCGTAGCCAATAAACAAAAGAGCAGTTAATTAGCCTTCGCCCTTGTCACCCTGTCGGGCTTCCAAGTCAATTAGAGTTGGTTTATCGAGGACATTATCTTCATCCTCGGCTTGTCTCATCGCGACTGCCAGACGTTCTGACACCCACGCTAACACCATTTAAGACAAGCTAAGAGGGCGTGTTATTCTTTAAATATGAACTTGTTTCTTCTTTCTTCTATCGCAATAAGTCGTCCATGAAATTCTTTAGTCTCTTGAGCCCATCTTTCACGAAATTCTTTAGTTTCTCGATCATAACGTTCTCGCCATTCTTTTGAATCTTTTTCAAAACCTTTCATGTCAGATCTTATAGTCCAAATAAAAGATCCTAGAGTTATTATTAAAATCAAAAATTGTATCCATTCCATAAATACCTATGTTTTGGGAACCAATTTTATCATATTCATCCATATTTATCTATAGCTTACGCTGCTATTAAATTACCCTCTTGATCCTGCAATATTACCTGTTCGTTGATGATACAGCCTGTACCGAAGAATGCCATTTGCGCATCAATGATGTCGCGTTGTGGCACTTGGGCTGGAGGATCAATCCCGGAATTTCCCAACTGGATAGTTGGTGGTACGAGAGCTCTTGGACGCATAAAGCGGCAAGTTGTGCCCCCGTTTACTGGCATAGACACCTTGTCGCATACCAGAATATAGTTCATTGTTGGCGTTGGGACATAGAGTAGCGCCGGAGCTAAGCTCTGGAGAATCAATGGTCCCAAATTGCCGGTTGTTGTAATTGACATAGTCAAAATCCATATATAACCATTCGGAAATTCCGAATGGTTCATTTTCATAGTTTTGACCTTGGCGAGAGGACTATTACGCCCATGTCGAAATTCTGGCCTAAAATCGACATGTTTTGCCAATATGCTTAAAATATTACTTACATTAGCTAGATGTAAGGTTTAATTTTTTACAATTTGGCTGCCTTAGCGAAGGGCATTACGCGATTACACATAACGTAGTGTTGACGTAATTATGAATATAGAAAACAAAAATATTTTTATCAATGAGTGAGTTTAAAAATATTTTTTGACATATGTGGATATGTTCTATAGAATGCTCAGCGCATTGTTTATGTCCAATCAATGCATCTCATTTGACCTTCCCCGGGATATCCCGGGGTTTTTTATTCTTTAGATTCTTAACTTAGACTTTAACTCTTGAAGCTTGTCATAAGCATTCTTTTGTCCTGCAGGACTAAAATCTCCCGTAGCTCCATAAGGACTTGAGCCTACACCGGAAGGTTGATAGTAAGGACTTCTGCGGTTTTGATCTATGGTTTGTTGAACTGAAGGTTTAGCATCATCTTTCTGTTTGGATTGAAATACTTTGATTTGTTCATACAGAAGAGCTTGCCTATCAAAATTGTCTGGCATTCTAAGCATCCTTTCAGCGATAGCAGGGTGTTGTTCGGCAAATTTCTGAATGTTTTCTTGGTTAAGTACATTCTGAAAATCTGGATTTTGTTTTATGTAGTTATGCTGTTTTTCTTGTTCTAACAATTCTCTAGCTTTTTGTTCAGCTAATTGATCAACTTTTTTCTCGAAGTTATGTTCAAACTTTGCTAATTTTTTATTTAACACTTTATGGTCAACATATGGCTCATCTGTATATTCCTCCTCTTCATCGTCCTCTTTATATGGTTTGCGTGCTTGCGATAATCTTTCTTGTTCCAATTGTTTGGCTCTTTCTTCTGCCTGTAAGCGGGCTGCTCTTTCTTGTTCGAGTTGCTTGCGGACACGTTCGAAATTTATTTCTTTGTCTGATTTCACTTCTGAATCATCTACTGAAGAAGCTTGATTATTAGTTGTCATTTAAACCTTTGCCTTGACGCCGGCTAGCGTTTGTGTTTATACACTTGTTATAAGAAAATGTTTAACAACAATCAATATAAAGTTTTGTTATATGAAAATTGATCCTTTAGATGCTCATGATAGATATGAACACTTTACAAAGCAATCTTTTGATATTGCTGAATGTTGCCAAGATTTAGTGAATAAAAGACCATTCGGAGATGTTCCATTTTATATATTTGCTCACGCTAGAACAGAAGACGATGGAGTAACAAAACGGTTGATATGGCAACCCAGGTTAACTAAGCCAAAAGCACAGACTAACAGTATGTTGTTCAAAGCATATCCAGGAACAGATCTAATTAAAGTGATATGGATGATCCCAGAAAGATGCATGTGGGAACAATACCAAAAAGGTAAATTAACTGAATCTCAGATAGTCACTGAAAGCATTCATGATTTTATAAATAACAGAGAAAAAATGGAATCTCCCGAAGAGGATGATCTAAGTGATGAAACTATTGATAAGATATATTTAGAGATATCTAAACAGGCGCAATTTAAATCTATTATACAACCGATTTAGGCTTAGATCCTAATTTTGTTTTATTAACTGGTCTAAATCCGACGCTATCGGATCTCATTTTACCTATGCTAGGCTTATAACCAGTTCCGTAATAGTTCCCCATGCCGTGAGTCACATACTGGGTATGGGCTTCTTTTGTCTGCCCTTTTGGCTTATTAATTCGAGAGCTATTAGTTTTGCCAGGCTTTAAAGGAAACATTAGTCAATTGCTTCTCCAGGTCTAAATGCATATGGCTTTAAAGGAATTGGACCCTGATCATATCCTTTCGGTTGACCTTCTCTTCCAACATTTACTCTAAATCCTGTTCCATAATCATCACCAGCTGGCATAAATCTACCAGTAGTAGCCTGTTCTTTTGTGGGATTTGCAAATTCTATATCTGCTCTCCTATACTTAGGCTTTATAGGATTATGAAGAACTTTTTCTTTAGACATATTACCTCTTAAGGGAATTGCTTAGATTTAAAAAAGGTATCAGCTTTTCGCCGTCCAAGCAATTCTAATTTTTAGTATCGATATCCAGTTTTCATTGGACGGGCTTTAATATGTTTATTGCCCTGTTCCTGATCCCTACGGATTTCTTCAGTAGTATCTGGATAATTAGAAATGCCGCCAGAACCATCAGCGCTTTCATATTTTTTTAATCTGTTACCTGATGCCATCATAGCGTCTGAGCTACCAGGATAACCACCTTTATCTTCAATTCTTCTGCCAGCCATTTTTACCTCGAGGTTATGCTGTTTATTTTAATTATATCTATCAAGGAATCTTTTGCAATATACATTTAGGAAAGAATCCAGATGTAAATTTTTTTAAAAAAATGTAAAATCTTATATTTCAGATCCATAACTACATTTCTGGTTGTTTTCCGCTTAAACTTGCTACCATTTTAGTAATAAATTCATTGCCTGCAGAAGTTCTTTTTGCATCTGATTTCTCTATATCCTCTTTCATGAGTTGAGAAGAATCAAAGGTTTCAAGATTCGCAGCTTGAAGAGCTGTTTCGATTTCACCATATTTAGCAACCACATCCACCAATTTTTCAAGTGCTTCCATTTTGGCTTTTGTAGATAATGCTCTATTTTTAGTGACTTCAGATAATCTTTCTTCGAAAAGACCTACATTACTTTCGTTTCTGCTATGTCTTTCTCTCGCCATTGCAATCTGGTTAGCAGCTTTGGCATAAAGTTCTTTAATCTTTGCATCTTCCAATGATTGAGCAACCATTTGAGTATGCTCTGACATAGCTGCTTGCTGCTGTTCTTGTTGCGCAAGAATCTCGACCAATTCATTTTTGCCTTGAATAACAGCACGTTTAGCGATTTCACTCGGAGGAATAATGCCGCCAAGAGCTTGATTAAGTTCCATCCATTGAGCAAATTCTTGCTGTTTCTGTGTTGCTGTATTAAGTCCTTCTTCAACCACTACTTGAAACTTAGAGAATATTTTAGAGTAAAAATATGGAGACGGGTCCTCTCCCAAGATTAAAGAAACTTTAGATTCGTTCCAATTTTCTTGGATGATCTGAAGAAGTCTTTCGCCTAAAGTCTTCAAGGATGAATCCCATTGATCGAAGTATTTCTGAAGCACCATAAGATTGGCTGCTTGTTTGATAAGCAATGTCAAACCAGACATTTGTTTCATATCATCGCCAGACCATGACTCAAGATTTACTCCTGATGTAGAGAAAATCAGATTAGCTAATTGGTCCGCAAGTTGCATGGTTGATGCGGGTACTGATGAAGGCAATATCTTCTCAACATCAGTCATGTCATAACCTTCATTGATGATGACGTCCCAACCTTGACCAGATCTTTTTAGATTATCTTCATTTGCTACTGCTCCAACTTTACGCTTCCACCCAGCATTTATGGTTGCTTCTTCTATGTCATTTGCAATGATGATCTTTCTGTTCATAAGGAATTGAGGATCGCGCATGGTTTTAACCAAAGAGCGAGCTCTCAAATCGTAATAGTTGATATGTGGTTCATAGTTCCAAAAAACGGGAATAAAAGGACAGTTATCAAAACCAAGAGGATTGTCTCCCTGGAACATAAGTTGGTCATTAAGAACTACTGCTAGCTTCCATGTAGGAACTTCAACTGTAACCACTTCAAAGTCTGGAATATTATATAGAATACGATCAAGGTCTGCATGCTTCTCAGAGAAATCGAAGAACTGATTGCGCGACTTTGAATAAAGACGTTTTCTTTTTCTCTTCCATTTGTACCATACGTAACTTAAGACCATAAGGTCGTTACGCGCCATGTTGTAATTCTCAGGCAGGAAATAAAAGCTACCATATCTTTGAGGGGTGCCTGCCATAGGGGCTATAGCTGATAACTTATCCGGGAATCTATCTTCAGCCTCTTTTTTGCTTATGTATTCCTGACACCAGACGAATTGAGCATCAGACATGTTGTAGAAATCTCTAAAATAAGGATCAACAAGGAAAGAATTATATTCCCAAACTTTAACTTTCAGTTGTCCTTGGGCAGGGTCGTCACCCATGTAATCAAGATAAGGCTGCAGTAAAACCAGACCTGAAATAGCTGCAAGTTCGCAGGCTCGAGAAAATTGTTCATTGATACCTTCTGCGTTACACAAGTGTGTCATTATTCTTGTATATTGATCTGTAGTGTGAGTATCAGCTCCTTCACAAGGAATGTAATTTATTGATTTTCTATGCTGCCTCTGATAGCCTGTTACCATGTTTACGGGCTGCTGTATCAAATTGAAGTAAAAGTTTTGATACGAAAAGGAAGGAGTGAAATTAAAATACCTGTTGATGAACGTTTGAGAGCCAGCATAAAATAATGTATCAATATTACTTTGGTTCCAACGGGCTTGCTCAATAGGTTGAAACTTGCTGTATAAATTATCTAACCATTGTCGGACATTTCCTTGATTCGGTTCCAGGGCGTTATTCCAAGGGGGATAGTAAAAACTCAAGTTGACCTCTTTTAGTCCAAACAGACGTCTTAGTGTTTTGACAAGAATAATCTTGAAGATACACTATAACCTATTTTCTTTTAATAGGCGCATTGTTGTTTTCTTGTCCATTGGTTACAGTGGGGTTTATGGAGAACAAAATGAAAACGTTCGTATATATATTCTTTTTTTTAATAACTTCTACTAAAGTTATGGCATCTAATGATTTTTCATTAGAAATCAAAGCTGGAAATTATTACTTTCTGGACAAAAGAATAAATAAAATTTTTCAAGTTCCAAACTATAACTTCCATGTACAGCTTAATTATCAATTGTTTGGACCTTTTTTAGTTTTTTTTGATACTGGAATTCTAAGACATTCTTCTCATGTATGTTACGAATATGAAGACATATATAAGAATTATTATAAAAACGAAAACAGTGTTAAATTAAATGTTCAAACCGTATCTTTTGGCATTAAATATATGCATTTCTTCAATTGTTATTATGCTGTTTATTGCGGATTGGCTCCTACTTTTTATGACATAGAAATACTTAATAACTACAGGTACTTACCCAAAAAAGACCAATACAAGGATTTAGGAGCTTCCTTAGAAATGGGCATACATTTGAAGCCAATTGTCAATAAACCAAATTTGTTCTTGGAATTGTTTAGCGATTGTCATTGGGCTACTTTTCCCACCAATAGGAATAAAATGAGTTCCATAACCAACGATATCAACATGAGTGGGATAAACTTTGGAATAGCTGTAGGAAGTCATTTTTAAAACAGGACGATCATTTAGACATTCCTGTTTGGCATACAATTCAAAATTGGGGATCATGTCTTTGCACTCCTAAACATGATCCTTTTTCCAATTCATTCTCTTTCACCTTTAAAAGGATTCTCAGGAGCTGAAGCTGGATGTCCTTGCCTTAAATCTACATATTTCCCTGAATAGGGATCTATATTGGGATCAAAACATGCCGCGAATTCTAATCCAAACTCTTCGGTTTTTTGGATAATCCAATCCTTGAATCTTTGTTCTCCTTCCTCACGATGGCTTAGCCATTCCCCATATGAAGGAAACTCCAGATTCCAATTATCGTTAGTTCGATTAAAATAATCACGCTCCAAAAGATAGGTTTTTTCTGGAGATATTGGATCAACATCAAAAACGTATGCATAAGTCATTCCTCCAGCCAGCAAAAACATGACCAATGAAGATGTATTTAGTATCCTAGCAATCATCTAGTACTTCCATAGTTTATATTTCTTTAAATAAATATTCATATCTTTCAGTAATTTCTTGCATAAGGCTTAAATAACCAGAATGGTTCATTTCCAAACTACATAATCCAGTAACAAATGCCTTACAAAGAGCAGCTAAAGCCACTTTATATTCTATGTTATTAATTTTTATACATTCTAAAATCAACTCAGCCGCTTCTGAAATATCTAACTCTAATTGTTCATTGTCCATTTCGCCCCATTTATTTTTCTTCGAAGATATGTTTATAGTCTTGCTTCACAATGTCCATCATTTCTAAAAAACCCGCACGATTTAGACCCATAGAAAATAATCCACCTATTAAGGTATGAAGAAGCGCATTAATAGCTATTTCAGGCTCAACCGAATTTAAATGAAAAAGCTCTATGACTAATTTTGAAAGATTTTTGGATCGCTTTTCAATTTCATCTAATTCCATTCAATACCTTAGTTCCTAATTCTTTTGGCGAGCCATCCCCATTCACATAAGAATATAGACATGCTGTAGTTATGCCCAATTTTTCGGCAATCTCAAATGCTTTAGCATTCCTATCACACATAGCTGCCATTGCCATTTTAACACGGGCAATATCCATCTTGCGCTTCCTTCCACCTTTACGTCCACGAGCTCTTGCTGCTTCAAGACCTGCTCGCGTTCTTTCAGCTATCAGATCACGTTCAAATTCAGCTAAAACAGCAAAGATTCCAAACATCAGTTTACCATTGATGGTAGTGACATCTATTTGAGCTCCTTGACCCGCAAGAACCTTAAACCCTATATTCTTTTTTATAAGATCGTTCACGAAATTTACCAGATGTCGGAGATTTCTTCCTAACCTATCCAATTTCCATACCACCAATACATCTCCCTCTCTCAATGCTTTCATGCATGCAAGAAGTCCTGGTCTATCATCATGAGCGCCTGACGCACTATCTGAATAGATGCGATCAGCGGAAATACCCGCTTCTTTCAAGGCATCAAGCTGTAAATCTAACAATTGCGTTCCGTCATTTTTGGACACGCGAGCATAACCGATCATCATTTTGTTCTCCAAAGTTAAAAAACTTGGGAGATATTATGCGGCTATGCATAGTTTTTTGGAAAGAGTTATTTAGTTAAAAAATAACCTATTATGGCGAAATCACAAAGAGTAATTTATACGGCCGTTTATTTAGCGCACTGGTTAAAAAAATTTATTGACTATTCCAGTCCATGCTTACAGATATTTCCCAATTCTCGAAGTATCTGAAATACAATACTTGCACAGCTGGAAGTCTTATGAGATGTTTGCTTCATTTGAACTAATTCGAATTCCTCAGGAATAGATAGAAGAGGTTTTTTTAACTCAACCTTGTTTAATTTCATTAAAATTATCCTTTTTGAAATGAATCCAACAGTTTTCTTAAATCTCTATTAGCTTCAAAAACAGTATCATGCTCAGAAATGAGAACTTCTCTTTCACCTATATCAGCAATGACTTCGAATGTATCGGCAAACTCCTGCACATATAAAGTTCTTATCCATTCGCTATTAAGCCAATCGCCACTAGTTGTTTCTATCCAATAATGCATAATACTCCTCAAAACTTTTGCCAACCGTGTCCCCAATCAATAGGACCGGAAGAATTTTTTCCTTTAACAATTGATCCCTTAAGAGGATCTTCGTCATTCATGCTTTTTAAAGAGGTTCTTCCTCTAATAAAAGTCTTCACTGCATATCTAAGAGCATCAACAGCATGATCGTTTTGTTTAAGGGGCTCATCCCATCCTTGCTTGCTTGCCTTAGGGTCCCATACGTATCCTTCCATTTCTCGGATTAAATTGGGACAGTTTTTGCAAATAGTAAGTGTACCTTCCTTAAGTACGTTTGTTAAGGTAAGTATACCATCGTAGACATCGTTATCGGCATCTACTGTATGTATTCCATTTTTTCTCATTTCAGCTTTGAAAGAAGCAGCACTCGGATCAATATAAACAGAACGGATGCTATAGTCGCCAAAAAAGGCAATAAGATCTCTTGCATATTCACTGTTTGTCTTTTGGCGGCTTTTCTTAGGGTCGTAGTAATATTCCTTTTCTACCCACATGTGCCCACCATCTTGAGTATACTTTCCTGTGCTTATTCCAATCAAAACGCAGGCAAAAGCATTGGAGGCACCATAATCAATCCCCGCAATCCAAAATTCAGCAGCCCTTGGAGGACGAGATACAACATGAATATTTTTATCAAAAAAATCAAAAATAGCACCTTCAGCCAAACACCATTCGCCAAGATAATTTCTCCTGTAAAATAAACCCGTTAAAGTTTGTCTCTGTATCTCTTTGTATTCTTCAGTTAAATAAGGATTGTCATCAATGCTGAAATGTAAAGAGTAATAATTCTTATCCCCTTTTTCAGCTAAATCGACCCAATTCTTACAAATATGTGTAGGCTGCACAGGGTTCATATCTGCCAAAAGCTTAGAATGAGGCATAGAAAGTCGGGTGGCAATCATTTGGATTACATTGTCTGGATAAAGAGTCATCTCGTTGCAATAGCATAGATCAAATGTCTTTCCTTGGATTGGACCTATAGAGCCTTCGTCTCTGGCTCCCAAACAGTAGATAGTTTTATCGCCAAACTTAAGCTCGCCTTTTCCAGGCATCCAAGTACAAAATTTGCTAAAGAATCCAAACTGGGAAGATTTTTCATCCATTAAAACGCGGATGCAATTGTGATAAACAGAATCTCTTGTATGTCCTATCATCCAGATTTGTTCACCGGGACAAGAAGCAGCTAACTGCAGAAATCTATAAAGAACACATACTGTTTTGCCTGATCGGACAGATCCATGAGAGATATTGAACTTAGCATTAGAGTTGAGGATGAACTCTTTTTGCTTGGGAGAAAAAGGTTTGTCGTTCATTATTAGACATCAAAATATGTGTAAAGGAAAAATTTGTCAATGAATCACGACCAAGAGTTTGAATTAAACCAGATGATTGCTGACTTAGAAAAGGAGATTGAAAGATACCCGGGGATGGGCATTAGCAATTATGATCTACTCCGGCTATGTTATTTTCTGAAGTCTGTTCTTTCTCATTCAGATAACCCTGGACCTTCAGAAACTTTTCCCAATCCTCAGCAGTAATATGATTAGCATCTGTGTTCTTAAGTTTAGCTTCATGTTCCTTAACACTTAGCTCATGTTCAAGAAGCTCGTCATCGTATAGTGCAAGATATCTATGACCATATGAATGATGAAAATCTTTATTTTGCATCATATTACTAGCCATAATCTTTCTTGCGACCTCATAATACGTCAGGAATTCAGATCTTTGAAGTAAAGCTCTCCAATCATTACGAAACATATTATGTTTATTATAATACCACTCAACCCAATTTAATTGATTTTTTCCGTGGGTATTAATCCATTCGAGCAAATCTTTGCCCAGTTCTTCTGCTTGTTCTTTTGAAAATAACTTTGGGGGTCTTCCTGCTACCATAACATCTTTACTTTAACAACCACATCTTCCACAGTTCCTTTAAAACTTTCAACTGCTATTTTTATTTTCTCTAATAATACAGGATTATCTTTAGAAAGATGTAAGTCATCATAAAGGAGGTGTTTTTGTACGAGCCTCTGCTCTTCATTAGAAACTTTGATGGTCAATTCGATCATTTTTTCTTTTTCTTTAGCATTTTTTTTCCGTACTCACATGTCTTATCCCTTTTTTTGTCAGCCTTCTCTAAGCTTTTAAGGGATTTCTCAACGCCTTTAGTTTTTTTCTCGATACGGCGAATCTCTTTATCCATTCTTTTTACCTTCGCGCTCTTCATGGCGCTTTTTCAATTCAGGATATTTCTTATAAACTTTTTCCCTAATGGCTTCAGGATGGGGAGAAAAATGCGCACGAGCTAAAGCATTACGAGCATGTTTAATATCACCTATAGGAAAGGTATGTTCTGGACCTGCATATGCACTTGATTTATGCTTAAATGCTCCGGACATACCAGGCTTTTCTCTTATTTTGGATAATTCACTTGATCCAACTTTAGGGGGTAATGCTTTATCTCTTGCCATATGTCTACTTCTCTTTATGATGATGTTTTACAGGACCGCGCTCATATGTTTCCATTCCAGCATGTTCGTGTTTTTTATCTGCTTTTGTTTGTTTGTGAGCAGCACCATGATGAGCATGTTTAGCCAACTTATGAAGATGATCAATATGTTTTTCCATCTCCGCATGATGGTGTTTTGCCATCTTATGATGATGAGAATGAGAATCTTTTTTTGCCATTTTTTCTTTGATTGCTTTTGCCATTTAGGGCCTCTTCATTAATTTTTTTCGATTTATATTCACATATACTCGTTTTCAAGTATAAGTGGGTATAACTAGGTATAAATATTTCTAACCGTGGTCTATTTCAGTAAAACAATTTCCTCAATTTAACAAAAGTTTTTTGGTAAACAAATTCTTATGGCTAAAAAAAATATTGAAAAGTCACGAAAAAAGATCTTTTTACCCTGTGAAATAGAGAAAAGCAAAGACAGATGTGCTAACTGCAAAAAAAAATTCTTCGATTATCCTTTCGACATCATTTTTAAAGATGTTGTCGAATGTTCATATTGTGGGAATATTTTTGTGGTGGGATCTTCGTATCATCTTCAGCTCTACTCGAGCAATTGGGACTTTGTGACTAAGTTTATTTGAAAAACCCCGAGAAAACCTCGGGGCAACTTTGGAGATATCCACGTATTCTGTGAAGCATTGGATATCTGTATCTTATCTTGTTTTGGAAAAAAAAGAAATTTTAGTCTTAAGTCATTGAATTTTAAAGAACATATCTAAAATATTTTCTTGACATTTTGGGATCACATCCAAAGTGAAAATGATTTTGATGTAGCTCTTTAAGGTGATTTGAATTAGTCTAGAAAAAATAAGTGCCCGGATATACCACCCCCAGGCACTAAACTCTGCATGCTTAGCAGATCAACAGATGTCAGCCATATTATCAGATGGCTAATATAAAGCAAATGCAAAGTTTAGTGCGGTGTTCCGAGTACTCTTAACCAATAGGAGTATTATGAACCGAGAAGAAATTTCTAAACTGTCTTTTGATTGCGTTTTACCTTCATCTATCTTCTTTAACGATAAGCTTGAACCTAACTGCATAAAATTTTATGCAATAGTGCGAAACCTTTCAAGAATGAATGGCTATTGCTTTGCTACGAATGAATATTTGTCTCAAATGATGAATTCTGACGAAAGGAGTGTCCAGAGATGGCTAAAAAATCTTTGCAAAGAAGGTTATTTTGAAATCATTACAGATAAAAATGGCATTCAACACCAGAGAAAAATATACCTCTCAGACAAATTCAAAAAATTTTTACAGGACGACAATTTTGTCACCCCCCCCCGACAATTTTGTCACTCCCCCCCGACAATTTTGTCACCCATAAAGAAGAATAAGTATTCTAAAGAAGAAAAGAAGAATATAAAACCCCCTAACCCCCTTGTGAAAAAAAAGCCGTTTTCAGCATTCGATTGTGAACCACCTACGGAAAAAGCTGAAGAGTTATCAAATTATTTTTATACTTCACAGAAGAAAAGAAAATCGGACTATTCTTTACATCCTGATCCTGATTGGGCGATGACTATGGACATATTGTTGATCAAAAGAAGTGGGGAACAAATAAAAACCATTTTAGATTGGGCACTTAAGCACCATTTTTGGAGTAACGTTATAGTCGTTCCTGAGAACCTACTAAAAAATCTTGATAAAATTGAAATTCAAATGAACAACACCAAAAAAACTTTTCAAAATGGAATCGAAGAAAATAAAAAAATCGCAAAGAAATTAAAAGAAGATTACGGAAATAGAAACGATATCGACTTTTGTGATGAATACATTGGATTTAATAATGGAGCTAATTGTTATATAACAATAAACTACAAATCTTTAACATTTAAAGATGATGTTATAAACCAGTTAACTAAAAGAAATTTAAAATGGCCCAAGAAATATGAATAAAGAAAATCCTTATGTAATTATCAGCCATCAACTAATCATAGATGCTCGCATTTCTCCAGAATGTCGCTGGCTTCTGATGTACATTATATCTACCAAAGACAGCTGGAAAATAAATTTGAAGCAATTATGCAACCATTGCAAAGAGTTTATGGGCCGTGATCGAATTTACAAAATTGTTAAGGAAGCTATGGAATTTGGCTATCTTACTAAGAAAAAGTCATTTGGAAAAATTGAATATTTTTTATCAGAATTTGCAAAGGTTTGAAATTCGATTTATGATTAACTACAAAAAAATAGAAGACTTAATTAAAAAACAATTTGTAGACATAGAATCAGATTGCAGGCAAATAGCTAGCTGTACACAATTTATGAACAAATCTGATGGAGAATTGAAGAAATATTGGTTCCATGAGGTTACAGAGCTTGAAAAGAAAAAAGAGAAAAGGATTCAATCAATACTCAGCAAACTAAGGAAAACTCTAGATGTACATTGAAAACTTTAGAGAAGGAAAGCAATACGACAACGACAAGTCTCTTGCTACTTTCGACGTATACCACAATGGTTCTCGTTATATTGAGCTAAAAGTTGTTATGAGTGCCAAAGGCCATAAATTCATTTCGTACCCAAAAAAGCCACGTACAGACAGTTCTGGCAAAACCGTTTACGTTAGGTACTATGATTGGGGTGAAGAAAGAAACAAAGAATTTGACAAAATGGTGTTTGAGGCGTTACAACCATTTTTGGCTCAAATGGCTTAAACTGAATTAACCCCTCCGAGTGCATTCTTAAATCTACATTTGGGCCAAATTTGAAAGTTATGTCTTGGTTTGGATTAGATCAAATACCTTGTTCCTTTAGCAAACAGGAATATTCTTGTGGTCCTATTCATTGGACTATAAACCGACTGACAGGTTGGGAAGAGGCTGGCGGAGAGGTACTCTTAAAGTTGGAAAATGCTACTGATGAGTATTATATCATATTAAAAGAACTAGGCCGAGAACCCAATATTTTCGAGAAGCAACATATTCTTTTAAAGCTGAATGATGGAACACAAGAAAGCTACATCATGTTAGTGCACAAAAAAAAGTGACCAAACCAAGTGTCTAGTCACTTCCCGTATTTAGGCTGAATTTTTGCTTTTTTCATTGAAGAGCTTTGCGAATCTGTCAAAGTTCTGAGGATCTATAGCGTGGGCCATGATTTTTTCTTTAGGCTTTTTAGAGTCAGTGGCCATTCCATTTAGAAAATCCAACATTTCTTGATTCGTAAATACCATCCCCCGTTGATGCATGGTTTCGCAGAATTGAGCAAAAGAGATTGGCTTTTCGATGGGTTGGATCTTTTCGCAATTGTCTACGTATTCCTCATCTTCTTTAGAGATTTGCTTGCGATAGGGCTTCATAGCCGCTTCTCCATCATCATCTTCTGAACTTGAAACGATTCCTACAGCCGCGCAAAGAGAATATCTTTTGGCATAGGAGCATGCAGATCCTACGCTTTGAGGATCTTTCTTCATGATGGGAATGTCTAGTGGACCGAATTCAAGCCATTGACCGCTAGAATGTGTAACCATAGTGGTCACTGCTACGCTAGATTCGCGTGTTGTTAAATTCTGTAAGATCGACAAGCCGTATTTACCAAGCAGTTCTCTGATTGAATCCCACGCGTTTTCTAAAGTCGTGTACTTGGATTTAAAATAAGGATTATTAGCTCCTTTGTCTGCACCTTTAGTTTCTGATTGAAGTTTAGACATGGCTGTGGCTAATTCGTTAATTTGTTCAGACTTATTCATAATGATCACCTTGTTGCATAATTTCCATTACCTCATCATACGTATAATTGCATTCGGGATCTAAATCAAGCTCCCAAATCAGTTCGTTCATCTTTTGTCGTTCGAAATATGGTTCATTGTCGTATGGAGAGTCCATCTCGCTAGTTTTCAGATATCTCATTTTTAATCTCCAAAGTCAGTTGTTCGATTTCTTGTGCGATTCTTTTTGCATATTCGATATTCGATTGAATTGCTTTCAGCACATTTGAAAGATGTTCTTTCGTTTGCTCTAAATATTTTGCATCTAAAGTTGTCATGGTCTTTTTCCTTGATGTCCCTAACTTGAAAGTAGACCTTAAGTTCTTTTCAGTCAGCTCTTAACTTTTTAAGATGATTATATGATAACTCCATGGGAGAGTTGAATTCAACTACATAATTTTTTTGAGGAGTATTTATTAGATTTTCTTGATTTTTTTGAAGCGGGATGGCTAACTGGAATGCATCTTTATGGGAAAGCTGTCATGAAATTTAAAGAATATTTAGATAAAAATAACCTAACTCCTCGACAGTTTGCTGTATTGGCAAGAATAGCTGATGCTACCGCATATAGTGCATACAAAGGCAATCCTATTATTAAAAGAACTGCTAAAAAAATAGTAAAAGCAACTAAAGGTTCTTTGACATTAGAAGATCTTAATGTATGTTCATATTATGATTACATTAACGATCCCGGGCAAACCCGTACCATGGACTGCATCACGAATAACTAAAAGAGGCGCTTTTGATCCTAAATTAAAAGAAAAACAATCCATACGCTGGAGAATAAAGACCCAATATAACGGAAATATTTTAGACCAAAAAGTTTCTTTGGCGTTCACATTTTATATGCCCGTCCCCAAAAGTTTTGCAAAAAAAACTTTGGATCTATTGAAACAGGGTAAAATTATTTATCACGACAAAAAACCTGATCTGACCAACTTGCAAAAGCTTTATGAAGACTGCCTTAAAGGGATTGTCATCAAGGACGATAATCAAGTTGTAGAAGTTTTTAGTAGAAAAATTTTTAGTTTAGAGTGTAAAACAAAAATAGAGGTCCAAAGCCTCGATATGTGGTAGGCTCCTATTGACCACATTCATATTTCACTCCTTTTTTCCCCCTAGATTTCTAGGGGGTTTTTTCTTTGACTAAATCTTTAAACAATTTATGATTTCTGTTTGTAAAAAAGGGAATCGTTATGCAACCAGACTTTTTTGAACAGACATTAAGAGGAAAGATAGAATATCTTGAAAGAAGAATGCATCAAATGCACAAAGAGATCAGATTTCTAAAAGAGGTGATGCAAATGAACAGAACTGGACCTACATTGTTGTCTTCAAAAAAATCGGGCCAGCAAATGGAAATGTTTGGCACATGAATGAAAATTTCAAATGTTGTGCTTTGTATTTTAGTTTTTAGCTCTTGTTCACAAGAGGATGAAGATTTTACACCTTTTCCTGGTGGCAAAATGACTATTTTTTCTTTTGAACTTTAAGTCCTTTTTTTCTGGCTTCACTAAGAGCTATGGCAATTGCTTGCTTAGGGTTTTCAACTTTAGGACCTTTTTTAGATCCTGAATGCAATTTATCTTCTTTGAATTCATGCATTACTTTTTTTATTTTTTGCTTAGCTTTCTTACTTTCTTTAACCATTGTTTTCCTTTTATACGAATTCTGTAAAAATTGCTATTCCAGCGTTTCCAGCCGTACCTGTTTGATTGCCAACGGTACCAAGTGCTGTGGCCGCAGAAGCTCCAGAACCATATCCATACCCAGGGGATCCAGATGCTCCATTATTTAGTACTATTTGAGTTTCTTGTGCGCCACCTACACCATAGAAACTTGATCCACCATAACCACCAACAACGAATCCAATTGGTGAAGATGCAACTCCTTGTCCAGCTTCTCCTCCAGCACTGGTTATAAATACTGTTCCTGTTCCAGAAGTCACTGTTCCTCCAAAAGCTCCTTCGGGCGTTGCAACTGTAGAAGATATGCCTCCTACTCCTCCAAGACCTCCACCTGCTGTCCATGGTGAAGAAGTTGCCAATGTTGTGTTTCCTCCATTTCCTCCAGCATTGTTTCCTGAAGCCCCTGCCGTACCGGCTGCTCCAACTGATCCAGACAAAGAAACGCCTATTTGCGCTGAAGTGAGTAAAAATTTAGCATACGCTCCTGCGCCACCTGCTCCAGATACAGCAATATTAGTAGTAGAAGCAGTTCCACCACAACCACCCCCTCCACCTACTAACTCTACAATTACATATTGAGTTCCAGCCGTTGGAGTGTAAGTAAATGCACCTGGAGTCGTAAATGTTTGAACATTTATTTGTTTAAAAAAAGCAGGGGTTTGGAAAGTAGGTGCTACTCCTGTTCCATTGCTGGTTAACAATTGCCCTAGTGTACCTGTTCCGAAATCACATGAATTTTGTGTAACCATTAGCTATCCCTCATTTTTTAAATAATTGTTTAAATATATTCTGTAATAATTACTATTCCTGGAGCTCCATTGCCCCCTGTTTTAGCCGATCCAGTGGTGAAATTTGCTGCACCGGCTCCTCCACCACCATAATTTCCTCCAGCAGTACCATTAGCGGTAAGAGCCGATGGGGAACTGATTTGTGGTGCACCTGCACCCAATATACTACTTCCTCCAGCACCACTAAAAGTAAATGCAGTTCCATTTCCAAGATTAGCTATGGATCCAGTTCCTCCAAATTCTCCTGTAGAGAAATAAGATGACCCCGGAGAAGTCATAGCTCCATTTCCTCCATTGGCTGAAGCTGTTGCTCCTGTTCCGCTTGCTGATCCTGGAGAACCTCCTTGAATAGAAATCAATGTACCTACAGAGGTATTCCCTCCGTTAGTTCCAGAAACTCCATTACCACCAGTGCCTCCTGTACCAACAGTTACAGCTTTTGAAGCTCCAATGTCTGCTGCGGTAAATACTCCTACAGCGTACCCACCGGATTGTCCGCCTCCTCCTACAGAAACAAGTGTGTTAATTACTGTATCTGGGGCTCCGCCCCCTCCACCGCCTCCTCCGACACATTGAATAACGCAATATTTCATTCCTGAGGTAGGGGTATAGGTGCCATTTGAGGTAAATGTTTGAATATTTACTGTAGCGAAAGAAGTAGAAGTTTGGAAAGTCGGCGCCACTCCTGGCCCATTACTAGTCAATAATTGACCTGTAGCACCTGTTCCAAAATTGCATGAATTTTGAGTTACCATTTTTCACTCCTCTTTTTTTAAACGACTGTGATATTTCCAACTAGAGATTGGACAACCCAAATGGTATTAGCGGTCAAACACACCAATTCAATTGAATCACCTTGTGCTGAAGATGTTAAACTACC